AAGTAAAACGTGGTCTAGTTCAGATACCTATGACAGGTGGAACTATCGCATTTGGATATAACAATCCTGGTTGTGATCTAAAACTTACACAACAACAGGCAGTTGAAGTTGCTATGGGTATCATCACTAACTGGAAAGAAGTTGGATGTGATGATCAGAGAATGACTTGGGCACATCGTTCAGATGGATCTGGAACTACTAAGGCATTTACTAATAGTATGCAAGCATTCTCTTCTACATGGACACTAGGAACTGGTAAGTCAGTTGCTTGGCCAACTGGTGTTGGTGCTAAAGGTAATGCTGGTGTTGCTGGTGTTATTAAGAATACACCTGGTGCTATCGGTTATGTAAACCAATCTTATATTGATGACGTTGTAAAACCTGCAGCACTACAAAACAAGTGGGGTGACTTTGTAAAACCATCTGTAGATGCAGGATCAAAGGCACTCAATGGTATTGAACTTGATGAGAATCTTGCAGGTACAAATCCAAACCCAGAAGCAGAAGGAGCATATCCGATTGCGACTTTGACTTGGATTCTTGCATATGAAACAGGTAACGGTAAAAATACCGAGGCAATAAAAACATCACTCAGTACATTACTAAGTGATGAGTATCAGGACAAAGCACCTAAGTTAGGGTTTGTTCCTCTTAAAGGTGAGATCTTAGAAAAAGCAAGATCTGCTGTTGACAAGATCGGAAAGTAAGTATATAATTTTAGTATGATTGAACTAACACTTACCTCTCTACTAATGTTTATGGGAGGTAATTTTTGTGAATATGCTAAAGAAGGGCATGACGATTACAAGTCATTGCTCATGGCATATAGTGATGCTAGTGCGGAGTATGGGGTAGAGGAAGTTAAGAAAGTAATTGAAGAGTCTGGAGATATCAAACTCCAAGCAAAGGCAGTTATCTTACTTAAATGTCCTCAAGTAATCCTAAAGTAATTACATGAAATAGGACACTTGACCTGCATATGCTAAACGTGGTGCTACTGCAACTGCTGCTGTAACACAAGCGAAGAGTCCGATACTGAATAGATATGTTTTCATGGAATTAGTTAGTAATTTTTAATTATTTATAAGTATAATTACTTAGAACCAAAAATGCGTGTGGTAATTACCATATAGATAGGAGGGATTGACAAAAGTCAGTTCCTCTTTTATAATATAAACGTATCGTAATTTTTTATGAGTGTAAGAATCGTAAGAACGAGAAATGGTGAAGACATTATCTGTGACCTTTATGAGGTTACAACTAAGGAAGAACCAGAAAAACCAGTAGCGTTTCAATTAAATAATCCATACAGTGTATGGTTAGAAGGTATAGATGAACCTAGACTTCTAATTGAAAATGAAACCCAAGACGACATTAAAAAAGTCACAGATCCTGAGATTCGTTTCTCACCATGGGTTCCGATGTCTGTAAAAAAACAAATCCTTCTAAAGATGGACGAAGTGATTACAGCATATGAAACTTATCCAGAGATCGAACAAAAGTACAATTCATTAGTGGAGGCAGATGGAGGAAGAACTACAACAACAAGTAGTGAAACTAATACTATTACAGCAACGTAACGAGTATTTGATTGGCACTGTTACAGAACTCGATGAAGAACCTAGTCTTCTCATCGAAAATTGTTATGAGGTATTAGGAGATGAGGAGATAGTTCCCTTTCCTAAGTATAGTTCTCAGAGAGATATCTTCTTGACATCTGAGAGCGTTATGAGTATACTTGATCCATCAAAGAAATTGTTGGACATCTACAGTAAATTATGAGTTCTTTTTACACCAACATTCAACTTGCTGGTGATACGATTTTATACAGAGGGTATGAGAATGGTAAGTCCGTACAGTATCGGGCATCCTTTTCTCCTACCCTTTATGTTTTGTCTAATAAAAAAGAAAAGTTTAAAACTCTTGATGGTCGATCAGTTACACCTGTTAAGTTTGGTGCTGCTAGAGAGGCAAGAGATTTTATTAAACAGTATGATGAAGTTCAAAACTTTGAGGTTCATGGATACGAAAGATTTGTTTATCAATATATCAGGGAAGAGTTTCCTAATGAGGTTGACTACAACATCAATCAAATGAAAATCTATGCACTTGATATTGAGGTGCAATGTGAGAATGGATTCCCGAACGTAGAAGAAGCAGCAGAAGAAATGCTATCGATCACCATTAAAGATATGGTGACTAAAAAGTATTATAGTTGGACAACTAGAGAATTTGATGCACCAGATGGTTTAGAGTTAAACGTTTCTTGGACAGAACAAGAGATGCTGACTAATTTTCTCAAGTGGTGGGCAGAAAATACACCAGATATTCTTACTGGTTGGAACGTAAACTTGTATGATATGCCCTATATAGCTAGGAGAATTAATCGCGTACTAGGTGAGAAATGGATGAAATCCTTGTCACCTTGGAATCGTGCAAATGAGAGGGAAGTTTATGTCCAAGGACGCAAAAACTATGCTTATGATATTAGTGGGGTCAACATTCTTGACTATCTCGACCTTTACCGTAAGTTTACTTATAGTAACCAAGAATCCTACAGACTTGATCACATCGCTTTTGTCGAGTTAGGACAACGAAAGGTTGACCATAGTGAGTATGAAAATTTCAGAGACTTCTATACATCTGATTGGCAGAAGTTTATGGAATACAACATCCAAGACGTTGAGTTGATTGACCGATTGGAAGATAAGATGAAGTTGCTAGAACTAGCAATCACAATGTCATATGATGCCAAAGTAAATTTTGAAGATGTATACTCACAGGTTCGCATGTGGGATACAATGATCTATAATTACCTTACAGATAGAAATATTGTTGTGCCTCCTAGAAAAGGTGCAAAGAAAGATGAAAAGTATGCAGGTGCTTATGTTAAAGAACCGAAACCAGGATGCTATGATTGGGTTGTCTCTTTTGACCTCAACTCTCTGTATCCTCATCTTATTATGCAGTACAATATCTCACCAGAAACCCTCTGGGAGACTAGACATCCCAGTGCAAGTGTTGAAAGGATCTTAGACCAAGAGATTGATTTCTCAGGTGAGTTTGCTGTTTGTGCTAATGGTGCACAATATCGAAAAGACATTCATGGTTTTCTTCCAGAAATGATGCAGAAGATCTATGATGAACGCACGATATATAAAAAGAAGATGCTTATTGCCAAGCAAGAAGACGAGAAAAAACCAACTGCTAAACTTAAAAGAGACATCTCAAAGTTTAACAACATTCAGATGGCAAGAAAGATTCAACTTAACTCTGCCTATGGTGCTATTGGTAATCAATACTTTAGGTATTACAATCTTGCAAACGCTGAAGCAATCACACTCTCAGGACAAGTAAGCATTCGTTGGATTGAACAACGAATGAATGAGTATCTAAATAAACTACTTAAAACAGAGGAGGAAGACTATGTTATTGCAAGTGATACTGATAGCATATATCTTAATCTCGGTCCTTTGGTTCACAGTGTATACAAAGGGAGAGAAAAGACTGCTGAAAGCATCGTTACGTTCCTTGATAAGGTCTGTAAGTTGGAACTTGAAAAATATATTGAGAGTTCTTATGAAGCGTTGGCCAAGTACGTAGGAGCATACGAGCAGAAGATGGTCATGAAGCGAGAGAACATCGCTAACAAGGGTATCTGGACAGCTAAAAAACGTTACATTCTTAATGTATGGGATAGTGAAGGTGTTCGATATGAAAAACCAAAACTAAAAATTATGGGTATTGAGGCAGTAAAGTCATCTACACCTGCTGCCTGTAGAAACTCAATCAGAGACTGTCTTACTGTGATCATGAATGAAGATGAAGCAGCAGCACAAAAATTTGTTTCTGATTTTAGATCACACTTTGATCAATTACCAATCGAAGATATCTCATTTCCTAGAGGATGTAATAATCTAAATAAGTGGGCAAACCCATCTGGCATATACACTAAAGGAACACCTATTCATGTTAGGGGTGCTTTACTGTACAACCATTACAATAAGAAAAACAAATTGACACACAAGTATCCTCTTATACAAGACGGTGAAAAGATTAAATTTGTATACTTGAAGACACCTAATAAAATTGCTGAGAACGTGATTAGTTACTTAAATACGTTTCCAAAAGAACTTGGACTTGACAAACATGTAGACTATGAACTACAATTTAACAAGAGCTTCCTTGAACCAATTAAAGTCATCATGGATGTCATTGGGTGGCAACCCGAAAAAGTAGCATCACTGGAGTTTTTATTTGGATGAAGAAACCAATTTATCTTGTAGAGTATCAAAAAGCATTTGGTGCGGGTATGCATCCGTTTACCAAAACCTTTAGCGATATAAAGGAAGCACAGTGGTTTGAACGTGCAATGAAACGTTCTAATTTTATTACTAAATTATTGACAGTTACAGAATGAGTTTTCTAAAAGACATAGTAAAGGAGATCGACAATGAATACGCAACTCTCGTTTCTGATGGAGTGGCAGCTGGTGACACAAGCGGTTACATTGACACTGGTTCTTATGTGTTTAACGCTCTCGTTAGTGGATCTATCTATGGTGGAGTCCCTGGAAACAAGATCACTGCTATCGCTGGTGAATCGTCTACTGGTAAAACTTTCTTTTGCCTTGGCATTGTGCAACATTTCCTTGAGAGTAATCCAGATGCTGGCGTAATCTACTTTGAATCTGAATCTGCTATTAGTAAGCAGATGATTGAAGACAGAGGTATCGATTCTAATAGAATGATGATTGTGCCTGTTACAACAGTACAACAATTTAGAACGCAAGCAATCAAAATTCTGGATAAATATACAGAGTTAGATGATAAGAAACCTATGATGTTCGTTCTGGACTCATTAGGTATGCTCTCTACCAGTAAAGAGATAGAAGACTCTGAAGCAGGTAAAGAGACTCGTGACATGACTCGTGCACAAGTTGTTAAATCTATCTTTCGTGTGCTAACATTAAAGTTAGGGAAAGCAAATGTTCCCTTACTTGTTACCAATCATACTTATGATGTGGTAGGTGCATACATTCCAACTAAAGAAATGGGAGGCGGTAGTGGACTCAAATACGCTGCATCAACAATTATATATCTATCAAAGAAGAAGGAAAAAGATGGTAAGGAGGTTGTTGGAAATATTATCAGGTGTAAAACCCAAAAGTCCAGACTAACAAAGGAGAACTCAGATGTTGAGACTCGATTATTTTTTGACCGTGGACTTGACAGATACTACGGTTTATTGGAATTGGGTGAGAAGTATGGAGTTTTTGAACGTAAAGGGAACCGTATTGTTGTTGGCGATTCTAGCGTCTATCCTTCTGCTATTCTCAAAGATCCTGACAAATACTTCACTCAAGAAATAATGGATAAACTAGACGAAGCTGCTGCCAAGGAGTTTCGGTATGGGAACTGAATTAAAAGATTATATTAAAGTATACGATGAAATGTTTACTAAAACATTTTGTGACTCTATAATTGAGGCGTACACTAACTCAGAAAAAACTGTTATTGATCGTGAGCAAAGACCATCATTTACTGAGGTAAATATATCACAGAGGTATCTTGCAAAAGATCCTCTTTGGGTAGGTATACAAAAACAAATCCAAGATGTATTTGTTGATTGTATTCAGTTGTATATGAATTCATTACAGGTTGAGGTTGACTTTCCTGCTAAGTATTCATTTGAAGAATACAGAGTAAAGTATTATGATAACAATGGTCACGATCAATTTAAAGATCATGTTGATGTAGGAGACTATAACTCTGCTCGCAGATTTTTAGTTATGTTTTTATATCTCAACACAGTTGAAGTAGGTGGAGAGACTATGTTTACTAGGATAGGAGAATCAGTTTCTCCTCAAACTGGTAGAGTCCTTATGTTTCCTGCCAACTGGCAATATAGACATGCAGGTTTACCTCCTGAGTCGGATAAAAAATACATCGTTGGAACTTATTTACACTACCTATGAATTTAGAAGTCACAATTCTAAGTAATCTCGTGTATAATGAAAAGTATACACGGAAGGTTCTTCCTTTTTTGAAGGCAGAATACTTTACCGATCGTTCTCATAAGATTATCTTTTCAGAGATTCATGAGTATGTAAGTCAGTATGATGCACTACCATCTTTAAATGCACTTGGTATAGAATGTCAAGAGAGGAGTGATCTATCTGAAGATCAGTTCAAAGAAACAGTTGAGGTTTTAAATGTCCTTTCCAATGATCCCTCGGAATACGATTGGCTCGTGGATTCTACAGAAAAGTGGTGTCAAGAGCGTGCGATCTACCTATCGCTTATGGAATCTGTTAAGATTGCTGACGGTCAAGATTCCAAGAAAGATAAGGGTGCTATTCCTTCGATACTTTCGGAAGCGTTAGGAGTATCTTTCGATCAGCATGTTGGTCATGATTACATGTCAGATGCAGAAGAAAGATATGAGTTCTACCATCAGAAAGAAGATAAGATTCCATTCGATTTGGAATTCTTTAACAAAATTACAAAAGGCGGTCTTCCTAATAAGACTCTCAATATTGCTCTTGCAGGTACTGGTGTGGGTAAGTCTTTGTTTATGTGCCACGTTGCTGCTAGTGCTTTACTACAAGGTAAGAATGTTTTATACATCACCTTGGAGATGGCAGAGGAAAAGATTGCTGAACGTATAGATGCTAATCTGTTAAATATTCCTATACAAAAATTAATTGATCTTCCTAAAGTGATGTTCGAGAAAAAGATCGCATCATTAAGTAAGAAGACACAAGGTAAATTAATTATCAAAGAGTATCCTACTGCGTCTGCACATGTAGGACATTTCAAATCACTGTTAAGTGATCTTGCATTGAAGAGAAGTATCAAACCTGATATTATCTTTGTAGACTATCTAAACATTTGTGCCTCTCAGAGGTATAAAGGATCTATAGTAAATTCGTATACTTATGTTAAAGCGATTGCAGAAGAACTTAGAGGACTTGCAGTTGAATGCAACGTTCCGATTGTCTCAGCGACACAAACGACTCGCTCTGGTTTTGGGAGTACTGATATTGATCTCACTGATACGAGTGAGTCCTTTGGTCTTCCTGCCACTGCTGATCTTATGTTTGCTCTTATCTCGACTGAAGAACTTGAGGGAATGAATCAAATCATGGTCAAACAATTAAAGAATCGTTACCATGATCCCACGATGAATAAAAGATTCTGTGTAGGTATTGACAGAGCAAAGATGAGATTGTATGATGTAGAGGAGTCTGCACAAGATGATCTTGTTGACGCAGGTCAAGAAGAAGAGAAACTTAGTCTTGTCAAACGTTTCAATGTGAAAAGTTCATTTAAAGAATTAAAGTATGATTGATTTTAAAAAGTATACTGAATTTGTAAATGCTGTTACATCTGAAGAGAGTAAGTATGGTGGTCATTTTCAAGATCGTCTAAGAGACTTATACTCTAAAGATTTTAAAACACACAGAGCATTAACTGCTGCACTCGGACTATGTGCTGAATCAGGTGAGTTTACAGAAATTGTAAAGAAGATTGTCTTTCAAGGTAAACCAGTTACTAAAGAAAATCTATTTCATATGAAACGTGAACTAGGTGACATCATGTGGTATTTTATTCAAGCATGTATTGTCCTAGAAACTACACCAGAAGAGATCATTGAAATGAATGTAGATAAATTAAAGAGTAGATATCCTGGTGGAGAGTTTGATCCCCACTATTCTGAAAATCGTCAGGAGGGTGATGTATGAGTGAAAGAATTACAGTTCAAGACTTCATAGATGTTGGTGAAGAGTTCTTTGACAAGTATTATTATGTTGCAAGAGAATTAGGAGAAGATCCTAAACCAGAAGAAATTTTAAAAGTCATGGATGCTTTGACTTCTATAGTAAGATATAATAGATCAAATGAAACTAAACCTGTAGGATTTGCTACAGAAGATAAAAAACCTACTAGACATTCTAAGTTAGATGCGTTAGACTAAGTGTATGAACATATTCGTTACTTCCCCCGATCCTGTTGCTTCAGCACAAGTGCTTCCTGACAAACACATTGTCAAGATGCCATTAGAAACATGTCAAATG